GAGTGTGATAAATGAATTAAAAATAAAAGTATCAAGCAAAATAGTAGCACGACAAAATGTCGAGATTGATAATAACCGTATCAGTAGATTAGAGAACATTGTAGAATCACTTGTAGAGATAACAAAAACACAAATGCAACAAACACAACAATTGATACAGACAGTGATGCAACTGGAACAGTTACAACTACCTGAAATGCAAAAGCAGACAGTTAAACAATACTGTACAGATAGAAATATCTCTTCATATAATCCTAATAGGTTTATGAAATCAATGGGTAGATTTGCAACCAATATATCTAAAGAATTACATAGAGATATTAAGTATGTAAAAGAAGGTGAATATAATGCAGGATCATACGATATTGACATGATAGATCATGCTTATGAGATTGCAAAACTTGAGGACGAAAAGAACGCTAATTTGTTTAATATAAACAGGGGTATATAATATTAGCAAGTGAGGAACAACAAGTACTATTTAATAGTATAAAATAAATTGGAGGACGATATGAAGATTAAACTAACACAAGAGCAGTTAAACACAGTAAGAGGGAATGCTACATTACAGAATGAGGTGTCTAATGGACATTAACAGTATTACGGTATTGGGTAGATTAACGAGAGATCCCGAATTACAACAGATAGGAAATGATAAGCAGGTGTGTAAGTTTGATATCGCTATCAACGGGTACAAGATAGATGAGGTATTCTATGTCAATGTTACGTGTTGGGGTAAGCAGGGAGAAAACGTGCAGAAGTATTGTAACAAAGGATCACAGGTTGCTATTAGTGGCAGCATCCGACAGGATAGATGGGAGAAGGACGGACAAAATAAGAGCCGCATCTTTATAAATGCTGATAGTGTACAGTTTATTGGTGGAAAACCTGATCAACAACAGACCAGCCCGCAACAAGGCCTCCCAAATGATCCATGGGCTGAATAGTTGAAATAGTGTTTGCTTTTACAGCGTAGATTGTTTCTAATATATACAAGAGGTGTAAAGTGATTGATATACGTGAACCTGATACAATGTCAGACTTCTGGGATCACATGATTGTTAAAGGTTATGCTGAGAGAGAATATATGATGATAGCAAGACCTGATTGCACTGTTATGTTTGGTCGTCTTACGCTTATAGGACACCTCATAGATTACCTGATATTGAATGAGCAGAAACTTGTAATTGAGTTTGAGTATAACACAGATAAATTGTTTGAATATTTAATCATGAAGGTGGGTAAATTATATGAACAGAGATAGACAACCAGCAAGATCACCTGAGAGTTCTATGAGAGAATCCAAAACTAACAATGTAACAATCAACCAAGAGATACAGGATGATATACTTGAAATAATAAGAATGATTGAGTCAGGACATATACCTGATAATATAATGTTGATAGAATTAGATTAAACTGCCAATAGCATAGGAGATAACATGAAAGAACACGGCACTGTAGTACAGTTAATAGCATTAGGCTTTACACCAGAGGATGCATTCTTTTTAGTACATCAAAATATGGGTGCTCCGGTAAAGTTGGAAGTGAAGAAATATGGCTTGCTGGTACAATCGCTAAGGGATGCTAAGAATAACATTGAAGACTGTTTAAAAGAGGTTGAGTGATGATAAGCAAAGATGATTTTATAGCACTATGTCATAAGTATTGCTGTAGCGGTGGGTTAATTGCGAATGATATAATGTATGAGTATTATTTTGAGGCTCTACCAGTCACATATAGTATCATTAAAGGAGAATAACAATGGCTAAGAAAGTAGGTAGAACTGCTAAACTAAATATAGAGTTAATTGAGAATATCGGTAAATTATTAAGTGGTGGTAACTATGTAAATACCATAGTAGATTATCTCGGTATATCTTCGGCAATATATTATAAATGGATAGCAGATGCAGCAGAGGTAGAGAAAAAAATCACTACAGATGAAACCTATGAACTCACTGACTATGAAGAATTGCTTTTGGAATTGTTGGACTCTATAAAAAAGAATAGCAAACAGGCTGAGATAGATTGTGTTGTAGGGATCTTAAAAGCAGGTGATACTCAATGGCAAGCGAAGGCATGGTATCTGGAAAGGCGTAATCATAAGAATTGGGGCAGGAAACTTGATGTTGCTCAGACAATTAAGAAAGAAGAATTAACTGAAGAGGAAAAATCAGATCAATTAGCAGAATGGTTATTACTAATAAAAGATGAATTGGATGAAGATAAACCTGAAGAGGATAAATCTTGACAGATATTAGAGAACCAGTATTGAATGTAATAAAAACTAAGTTCCCATTCCTACATCACATGATTATTAACCACAGAACACATAAGAGAGATGAAATAAAGTTTGAAGGTATGTGGTATCTGGAAGGGATCTACAAAGATGAAAGCAAACAGTTATGTTTTAAAAAATCAACTCAATGCGTAGAAGAGGGCACTTCTATTTATACTAATGATGGTGTAAAAAATATTGAAGATGTGTCTATTGGAGACAAAGTACTTACCCATTTAGGCAGATATAGAACTGTATTAAATAAAAAAGAATCATTTGAGACTAATAAGTATAGATTTAAGTCCGATTGTGGCGAACCAATAAATGTAACCAAAGGGCATAAGTTTCTCGGATCAAAATATAATAGAGAAAAATATCACTATAAGTATTATAAAGAATTATATGTTGATTGGATAGATGCTGAAGGTTTAGACGTAGGGGATTATGCATCTTACCCTGTTGCAGAATATGAAGATCAGGCATTTAGTATAGACATAGTAGATTATATCAATAATAATATGTTTAGCGGCCTGAAGAGTAAAGTCACACTAAAAGTAGGTGATAAATATGTAAAGTTATCTAATCAGCAAGGTATATGTAACAGAAATATAAAATTAGATGAAACTTTTGGGGTACTCTGTGGATTCTATTTATCTGAAGGGTGGAGCAATGGAATAAGATTAGGATTTGGGTTAAACATAAAAGAAGATAGTTACGCTAAAATGATTATATATGGATTGTGTGAAATAACAAGTAGTAATGTAAGATGTATAAAAACAGAATCAGATAACTGTATGAGAATAGAATTGTCTGACAGATTACTTTCTAATTTCTTTATAAGTAATTTTGGGAAAGGAAGTAAAAATGTAAATATACCAGAATGGTGCTTTAAAGCGAATGATGAGTTTATAATTGGGTTACTAAAAGGATGCTATTATGGTGATGGTGCGTTAAGAGGCCGCCAAGTTACATTAACATCCATAAGTAAGAATCTCTTGAAGAATGTTAAATATCTATTGATGTTCTTCGAAATATACCCAACGTTATTAAAACATGGTGATAATGGTTATAGGCTGTCTATAGCCGGGGAGCAAAGAAACAGCCTGTTAGATCTATTGGATATTAGCCATGACAATAAAGGCTACAAAAGGCTTGTTAAAAAAGCAGGGGTTTATCTATCAAGAGTTAAGAAGAAAGATCGAATAAGAAATAATAAAAGATATTGGGATATTGAAGTTGATGAAGACCATTCATTCATAGCAAACGGGTATGTAGTTCATAATTCAGGTCTCAGTGAAATGCTTATAGGCAAATCATTACACCATTCTATACTCGGTTACAATGTGTTGTATGTGCTACCTACTGAAGTGCTCAAAGCCCGGTTTGTTGCAGGTCGTGTAAATAAGACATTAGAGGCAGCACCTTACTACTATGAGCAACAAGTACAAATGAACAGTGCATCAATGAAATCGTTTGGTGATGGTATCATAAACTTCATCGGCTCCAACAGTCCATCAGGATTTACAGAGTTTGTAGCCAATACCGTAATAATGGACGAAATGGATAGATGTAACCAAGAGAACCTTGCCATGGCTGTAGAGAGACAATCACAACAGACTGAAAAGTGGATGATAAAAAATAGCAATCCAACCATTGAGGGATATGCTATTGATGATGAATACAATGATTCTGATATGAAAATATGGATGGTTAAATGTGAACATTGTGGACATGAGTTTGAGTTTGATTTTTTTAAAAATATAGTGAGAGAGGTTGGTGGAAACGATTATGTTATTAGAGATAAAGAGTTTGAATGGGGATCAGGTAGAGATATCGGGGTGTTATGTGAGAAATGCGATAAACCGGTTGACAGATTTAAAAGAGGGCGATGGCAAGCACAAAAGAAATCTGAAGTATCTGGCTACACAATTAGTAAAATATTCTCAACAAAGGTTACGGTAAAAGAGATAGTTGGACGATTCACAAAAGGATTATCAGATGAAACTACTATGGAGAGATTCTACAACGGAGATTTAGGATTGGCTTATTCATCTTCAGGGGCAAAAATACTACCGTCGATGCTTGATGAATGTATTGATCAGCATCTAATGTTAAAAGAGTGCAGTCAAAAATGCCTTATGGGTGTTGACGTTGGATCAGTGTTATCTGTAATCATTGCCCGGATAGATCACACTGAAACAGGTATGAAGTTACCAATAATATTTATAGCGGAGTTACGAGATGAAGATCAAATATATGAGTTGTTCCGGTTATTTGATATTACATGCGCAGTATTTGATAGCCGTCCAGAAACACGTATGGTACGGAGAATCCTTGCAAATGTCAAACAGGCATGGATGGCAGACTACCTTACAGGAAGTACTTCGGACACAATCAACACTGTAACTAAAAGAATAGCCAGTGACCGGACAACAAGTCTTGATGGTGTTAAAGAGGCATTTGCTACAGGTCTACTGAGACTACCACGCAACGCAAAAAGCATAAAGGGATTATATCCGCAATTAACTGCATCTACTCGTGTATGGCAACCGGTGACTCGTGGGGGAGTGCCTACTAATGACGGTCGCTATGTATGGGTAGAGGGTGGTAAGCCTGATCATTATTTTCACAGTTTTTGCTACATGCTGATGGCTAAGAAATTGATATCACAACTGCGATAGGGGGCGATATGGATAAGAGATTACTTTTATATTTATCTGGAGTATGTTTAGGAATAGCAATAGGGTATGTACTTTGTTTAATGGTTATATAATTACGATAGGACTTGACTTTGGAGGATAATATGACAACAAAACAGATTGCAGAGAGTGTAAACAAAACAGACAGAACCGTAAGGAGATGGATTAGTAAAGTGTCCGGTTTAGCGGTCAAAATGTCCGATGCTGAAGATAACAAGAAACCTGCTGATTTCACATTTGAAGAGACAATTAGTATTATAGAGCAAGGCATGGGAAAGAATGCCGCTTTAATATACAGGCAAAATGCTGAACAAAATAGAGACTCGGTATCTACACTGACAAGTAAAGACATTGAGTTAATTTCAAGTATAGTTAGTGCAACTGTAATGAAGATCAATGAGAACCTTGATAATAGAATGAGAGCAATAGAGAGCCAATATCAGGAGCGTGTAGAGTTACTACCTGCTCCTGAAAAATCAAACAGAGATCTACTTAATGAGATATTGAGATCACATGGTAAGAATAATAATGTATCGTATGCTACACTATGGGGTAAATTATACAGTGAAGTCTATTATAGATTAGGCATTGATTTACACAAGAGGGCAAAGAACAGAGGTATTAAAAAACTTGACTATGCAGAACAGAATGGACTCATTGAGCAGATGGTATCTATTGCAATGGAAATATTCTAATATATACTGTACAGTTTTATTCATAAATATAACGATGACATAAAACTATTGTGGTTTTATTGCGATTATACCGCAGTAGTTAATAACACAATAGAGGTAAAACATGAACAGTAAAGAACACAGAAAAATCAGGCAGAATATTCGTAAGCGGTTTAAGGAATTATTGTTAGAGTTCTATGATGAACCGTTCTGGAGTAGGGTAAGTATAGGATGGCGCATTGTCTGGAAAATGGAGATAAAATGATAGTATTGATAATAATAGCATACATAATATTAGGATGTTTAGCATTATATGCATTTGCTGAACATGATTTGAGAACATTTGCCGTGGTAATTATTTTAATTTTATTTCCTTTTCACTTTGCTATATCATTTTTTATAGTTATATTGTATGTTAATGGTGTGTTTAATAAGTGGAGTAAATAATGTCAGGTAGAAAAGAGAAAGACCAGATAGAAGCGTTGCAAGAGTTAAGAGATGAGATCCACATGAGTATTGCTGAAAGTAGTCTCCCAAATAATCATGCTGTATCTATAATCAGGCGCATGATAGCACACAAGATTGAGACATTAACCACTAAGGAGTATTAAATGAAAGATGAAACAATTACAATAAAAAGTGAAGTGTTTGAGAAGAGGCTAAAGTTAGCAATACATACATCGGTATTAGCTGCTTATAATGAATTGGCTAATTATATGATATCAGAACACGCTCACAAGAGACCAGTGAAGAAAATAGTTGCAAATGTAAGAGATCTAATATACAAGCGTCAAGATGTGATACGGGTAGAATTAGAGGCTCTGATGGAGAATACAGATGTCAAAAAACAAAAAGAAGCAGAAAAAAGCAAATAAAGCGGTTGTTTCAGGTATGGCTAATATGCAATCGGGTGTTGATGAATCACAACTAAACGATTCCTCATTCAAAATGAACACCGGTAATGCTAACAATCGTGGATATCAAATAATCACTATGTCAAGGCTAATGGCTATGATGGGTAAAAACAAACAGGGTCAATTAGAATCAATCCCTACTGATATGCCATTATTTTTTTTAACCCCTGATGAGCGTTTCAGAATCATGCAAACTACTACACCTATACTTGGCATTATATCCGGGCGCATGAATCGTATCTCTGGTATGAATTGGGTTGTGCCGTCTGATAAACTCGAAGAGGATAAAATTGTACACGGTTTAAAATCAATGCATCAATTGTTCAAAGAGTATGAAGGTCAACCTCGTTTAGAATATCTTATAGCCCGTGCTAAAATGAATGTGCTGATTAAAAATCGATTACCGGATATATTACCGGATATGTCAAACTTTAGCCAGTCACTATTGAGATGGAAAAAGAATCTTGATTTTACTAATGGTGATAAAGTATTGGAGATTGAGAGATGGTTGAATAACCCTAACCCCCAAAGATGCTGGCAGGATTTTATAAAAGAGTGGGTACAGGATTATCTATTGCATGGTGCTGCAGCAGTATATAAAGATGTACCGAGTAATAGATTAGAAAACATATTCTTGTTACCAGGCGGGTCAGTGGTCCCATTCAGAACTGAGAAAATATCACATTCATCTATTTACATACAAGTTGCTTATGGCAAAGAGCCTGAAATATTTCGTCCTGATGAAATGGCATACAATACATATTTGCCAACATCTATGAGGTCTTACGGGATTATACCGCTCGAATCGCTTATAAACAAAGTTACTGAAACATTACTATTTGATAAACTCATGGCTGATCAGGCTGATGGTAGCAAGTTCCCACAAAAACTAATTGTAGTTATGGAAAACGCTCCTTTCGGTGACGCTGATATGAAAATGACTACGCCTACTAATCACGAGGGCACAAAGAGGCTTGAAGAAAAACTTAAACAAAAGATTGAGGGCGGGATATTGACTCTCAATGGTACTAATGCTGAGGTCATCGACCTATCTCGTGAAAATACAATGGGTGTGCAATCGCAACGTCAAAAAGATATTCGTGAAGATGTTGCACTGGCGTTTAATATGTCAAACATGGAAATAAACTTAACAGGTGGAGAAGACACAAGCGGTCGGTCTACCAGTGAAGTACAGCAAGAGATTGAACAGGGTAAAGGTATTGTTCCGATTGTATCCGCTATTGAGAATCTATTCAATTCCGAAGTATTCCCTTTCAGATATGGTGAAGGGTACAGCCTTAAGTTTGAACTATCAAAAACTGAACGTGAAGAGTTAGAAATTACCCAACTCAAAATGGCAACTGGAGTTTATTCTGTCAATGAGATTAGAACCGAGGATCTGGGTAAGACACCATTTGAAGGTTCAGA